CGCCATTCCGGGTACGCATCTTCGAGCGCCTCGACCTCGCGCTTGCTCGTGTATGTCGCGAGCATGCCTTCAATCTTGTTGGCGTCGACGTCTGCGACCGGAAGGCCGGTCAACGCCGCTTCCAGCGCCGCCCGGGTTTGTTGGGCGAGTTCCGGAAAGTCGCGCTCCATCGCGGCGAACGCATCTTTCGGGATCTCGACCTTACGCGCAGTTGGAACTTGTGTGCGCTCTGGCGCCTTCTGCTCATTCAACATCTTTTGGATGTTGCCGATTGTACCAAATGCCTTGGAGAATTGCTGATCATAGCTGGCCGTGCGCTGCGCGGCTGCTCGGACCTCGGCCCATTCTTTCGCGGTCACCTGGACATATTCCGGCGCCGGAGTTTCCTCTGCCCGTGGGGTTTCCGCGGGCGCTGGCTTCTCCTTTGCCTTGATCTTCTCGGCTGTCTTACCCTCAAACCCGCCAGCAAAGTCAGCGGACTCCTGCGCGTCGTCAATGATCGTGGTATCGTCTTCGGGGTTCATGATTGCTCCATCTCCAGGCGCCTCACGGTGGCTGGTCTCCATCTCCGGTCATTGGCCGGTCATCCCCAAGAGCCATCAGCTTCTTGAGGCAATAAATCTCGCCGCGAAGCGCAGCGGTTTCGTGCTCTGACAGCGCCTTGTCATTACGGCGGCGCGCGTCACTGAGCCGGTCAAGCAAATGGTCTTTGAACCGCAGCCATAGGCCGGAGTGCTTGTCATGCTGCGAGAGTTCGAAGTCAGTTATTGCGGCGCTCCTTGCTCAAACGCGCGACCACTCCCCGCGCGCCCCGGCGTCTGTCCTGGCGGCTTCGCGCCCCGCGGTCGTTGTGCAAGTTCAGGCCGCTGCACAGGGTTATGATGCTTGTGCAGGTCCACCGCATTATCCTCGGCGTTCAGCTGCCGCTGCGTCTGCAATGTCATCGCCGCCTTGGCCAGTTCTGCCTTCACAGTATCGAGCGAGATATTCCGCATTGTGGCATATTTCAGCATTTCGCGCTGGTGTTGCATTTCCAGGTCATGCGCGTTGATCGTCAACTCGCCCTTCGTGCGCAGATCTTCGGCTTGCGCTCTTCCGACTTCCAATGTGTGCGCCGCGGCAGCAATCTGGGCCTCGTGTTGTTCGGTCAGTTCGTCGACTGTCTGCTTCATGGCGCCGAGCTTGAGTTGCGTATCGGCATTGATCTTGGCAACGGTAACGGCCGGTTGCTCTGGAGGTGGCGCGGCAGCCATCCTGGCCTGCTCTTCCTCGGTGTACTGGAATGTCTTCGGATCTAGTTTCTTCGATCGCGCGTATTCAGCCGCCCATTTCGCCGGATCGAACTTATACGCCGGATTAAGCACCAGCGCAGCCATCTGGCCGATTGTCTGGTCCTGAATGGCGCGCTCGACCAGCGCACTTGAGCCGTGGGCATTGATCTGGAACTCGCCCTTCTCCTTGTTCGGCACATCGGGATCGAGCAACAGCCACTCATAAAACTGCCGGGTAGCTGGCTCGGTAATTTTGTCGTCAAATGTATATCCGATCGAGCGCAGCAGTTGGTTTGCATTGTTGTTCTGGAGTTGAGCGGCGCCGAACGTATCAGGCGTCGTCGCGCCTGACTGCCCCTGCGTGATGAGCGGGATCGAGGTCACTTCCTCTGCGAACCGCTCTGCCAGCGTGATGATGTTCGTCAGTTGTTCCCCAACATTCGGGATTTCAACGACTACAAAGTCCTTCCGAATATCGTCGCTTCCGTTTTCTGTTTGGTACCAGAACTTATCCGGGGTGAATTGCCATGTTCCATCTCCCGGACGAAACGCACCTTCCCTGAGAAAAATCTGACAGCCGGCACTCTTCCCGGCATTATTCAGCAATGCCCGGATTGCTGCATTCACAATCCTCTGCGGAGCCCGCATCTGCTCAGCCACGCCAACGCCCGCCCAATGCTGTGCGCGACGCTGCCAGGGCATGGAGTGATAGGGGAATGACCCACTATCGAGCGGGTTGATCGTGGCCCGGACCACGCTATCGTTGATCAACGTTACGATGACGTTTGCTTCCTCATCGCCGTTGAACCCTTGCTCTTTGCCGGATGCGCGATCAATCGCCTGCATCTCGTCTTTGGTAAGCGTGCCGTAGAAATACCAGACGGTGTAACGATCCTTGGATTTTGTCCCCTCGGGACGATTGGTCGAGGTCTCGTTCGCCTTATTCGGCCCCTGTTCCAGGACAAGATCGATCTGCGCTTTAATGTACCCAGGCAGTTTCTTCAGTCCGCGCACCTGGCGAGCCGACATAAAGTCGCATTCGAAGATGTAATCGCCGTCGTGAATGTTCTCGCCGCACGCCGGATCGGGATAGATGTTCCACGGGTCGCACCATACACCGGCCGGTACGATCTTTTCCTTGATCGTCAGATCGATCCCATCGCCTTCTTTGGCCTTGGTGATCGCCATCACGCGTTTACTGACCGGTGTGGGGGCCTTGAGTACCCCAACGCCAATTCGCGCCGCGTCGCTGATCACCTTGCGGATTTCGGCCCGGTATTGAGTTTCCGTCTGCCAATCATAGATGCGCGTCTCGGCCGCCTTGGCCTTTTTGCGAGCAGCCTCAATCGCCTCGCGGGCGAGATCCTGGACGGTCAGTGGCATACGGGGAGGCGGGGCAACCTGAGGGGCCGCCGAGGTTGGTGCCGCACCAGGAACCCCGGCTGGCGGCGCTGGTGAGGCTGCCGTTGGCGGTGCGGAGGCTTGCGGTCCAGGAGGCATCGCTGCTGGCGCAGCAGGGGCAGGCCCAACGGCTGCCACGGGCGGCTGGGGCGCTGCCGGTGGCGGCGTCTCCCCCGGCGCCAATGGCCGTGTCAGTGGCGCATTGCCCAGGCCACTGTGTACGACCTGGCTTTCGTCCTCACTCGCCGCAATCCGCTCCGGCACAGGCATTTCACTGAACGAGAACGACTTGTCATCGGCAGGCAGCAATATCTCGGTCAGCTTTGCGACGCCGGCATCGACATACCGGGATGTCAGGCGATGAAAGACGGTGGACTTGTAATCCGTGTCCCGCGGCTTTCGGCCGGTCGTAACCGGGCCATCCATCGACATTGGCTTGGCCCATTTGGCATCGGTGAACTCGTGCCGGTTCACGTCATCAATGCCGAGGTAGGCTTCCTCGCACTCCCGCCACGTCGACTCGATACCGCTGGAGCCACGCGCGCCTTTCGCTTCCTCGCGTTTGGATGCGATTTGCACGCCAATGGCCGCAAGCAGGGTCGTGTCCTCGTCCATATGCGGGGCGAGGATTTGGCGAACGTCATCGGGGAGATCGGATAGAGCGGCGCTCATTTGTGTGCTAGAATTGGCCCTGGAGGTAAGGAACCATGGATACTACTGACGACGACGCTGAGTTATCCGCCTGGGTCGCCAAAAGAGTGCGGGAACGGTGGGATACAGATCCCGCATTCCGCGCCGCTTTACAGCCACTGTTGGATAAGTACTTCATCCCAACAACCCCATGCTCGGATCAGCATTCCGATAAGCGGGGATCCTGGTAACCGGCTGATCACCCTCATTGCGGATACGTTCCGCTATTTCGGCAAGCCCGCCAAACGCATCCGCGCCATGTGACGCAATATCGTGCATCGGCCCGGTCGGCTCCATCGTGTTCCGCGGCACGGTGCGCTTATACCGCTTCAGCCGATCGATCAGGTGCGCCGCACCGAGCAGACGATCCGGCCGATCGGTTGGCGTGTCATGCTTTGAGTTGTCGACGTAGACACGAGGCCACATCATGCGGGCGGCCCGGATACGCGCCTCGGGGTCAGATCGCGGGATGTCCTTTGGCTTGCGTCCGGACAGGCCGCTGATCTGCTTCCATGCATTCGTGCCGCTGGTTGGGTGATGCTGACCGGCGTCATGCGGTAACCAGTCATCGCCCCATTTGTAATGCAAACGGTCCATTGTTCCGAGCATCTCGGCGTAGGTAATGTGACTGTCCTCGATGTAGTTGATCACGTTCAGCGCGCTCGGATGCGGCTTTTGCACCATGATCACCGTCATCAGGTCGTTCCATCCCAAATCCCAGATGCGATGGACCGGCAGGCGCGGATCATATGGGATTGGCCGAAACCGATGCTCGGTCATCATCTCCACGACCTCGCGCGCATAGATGGCGCCTGCCACAACCGTACGCGGTTTGCCTTCCCAGATATTGTCGTAATCGTCTTTGTAATGAATGAGATCGTATTGCCGAAGCCGTTCATTCTCCTCACTCATCCAGCCACGCTCAGCACCGTCCCGCCAGTTCATTTCAGCGATCATGGCGCCGGGAGGAGTGTTAACAACGAAACGTTCCCACACTTCGTCCGTGTCCATGTCGGGGTTGAACGACACCCAGGCCTCTGCGTCCTTCGTGCGGAACAACGTCGGCAACGCGATCTGAAACGATCGACGCGTGATTG